GTTTCCCAGTCACGATCGATATGCTTTATGGATCGTGACACTACAACAAACCATACGCAATGGTTATGTAAACAAAGCAGCACTCAGTACAGCAATGCGCAACTGGGCTAAAGAGGAAATCAACGCTACATGGTCTAAGGAGAACACTGACAAGATAGCAATGACGTACATTGACGAACTAGTCAAACTCAACATAATAAACAAGAAAATGGTTGACATTGAGTTCAAACAAAATGGGCAAGTTCTTGTAAACAGAGCAGCAACGCTCACTAAAGCATTTGTGACTAAGCGTGACAAGTTAATACGTGACATGTGGCACAAGGCTCCAATGAAGTGTAAACCAATGCAAAACAAGCCACGTAACTGGAATAACATGTGGGATGGTATTGGACCTGATGCAAACATTTGCTTAATCAAGAACGCTAGATCAGAAGCAAAGGTATCACCTAACGTATTATCAGCAGTAAACAAGTTACAAGGTGTACGATTCACTGTACCTGAGTGTATCATTGAGACTGCATACGAGTACATATGCAATGAAGCACACTATGCACCAAAGAAAGAAGGTAAGACTGATGCAGAGTACGCTTCAAAGATGGCACAGTACAAAGATCATATACGTATGTGTGAAGAGTTAATGGAGCTTGAGGAGTTCTCATTCTACTTTCCAGTAACAATGGATCAACGTGGACGCATGTACTACAGAGGTGGACTTGTATCACCACAGGGTACAGACTTATGTAAAGCAGCATTCCAATTCAAAGACTCTATGCCACTTGGTGAAAATGGACTTGAAGCTATACTAATACATACTGCTAACGTACTTGGTGAAGATAAACTTTCATACAACGAGCGTTACAACTACGCATTATCACAGTATAACACACTGCTTACAATGGAGACTCACCTAGATATCAAAAAGACATATCCACGTGCAGACCATTACCAAGCACTAGTCGCCGCTAAAGAATTACAGAAACTTGACGCATGGTTAAGTGAAGATAAGTCAGAGAAAGACTTTCCATCAACACTTGTATGTCATCAAGACGGTACATGTAACGGACTGCAACACATGGCCGCACTAACTAAGAACAGACAAACAGCAATAACCGTAAATTGTACAGGCTCAACCAAGAATGACACGCCTCACGATATTTATGGAATTATCGCCGTTGCTGCTTCTGAGTTAGCCTCAGGCAAAGCAAAAGATTTAATCCAGCAATTCGGTAGGGCAATGGCGAAAAAGCCTGTCATGGTCACTGGGTACGGTGCTGGGGTGGCTACTGTTTGTCGTGGTGTCGCTGAGTTCTTAACCTCAAAGGGTGAGAAGGTAACACACGCACAAGCAATAGGAGAAGCATACTGTAAAGCAATAGACAAACATGCTGAAGCAGTACGTACATTCACTAACTCGGTTGTACGCATGTTAACTAAAGCATACAAGAGTGGTGAAACAATCGGTGGAGTAACTTGGACTACAGCTGACGGATTTGTAGCACACACCGAGTACATGGACATAGAAACAGCGAGAATACGCGGCAAGAACTACAACGCTACGTGTATGGAACTAGGCAAACCAGTTGAAGACGATGTAAAGACTGTATACGCCATGGCTCCTAACTTCGTTCATTCAATAGACGCAACACACCTACGAATGGTTATTAACGCATGTAACCATGATTTAGTGACAGTACATGACTCAATAGGGTCACACGCTGGATCTTATCACAAAACTGCAAAAGAGATACGCAAACAATTCGTAGAAGTGCACGAGTACAACGCAATGGAGAATTTGTGTCAAAACATACAACAACGAACGCCTCGATTCATAGGTGACTATGATGCTAAAGAGGCATTACAGTCAACATACATCTTCAGTTAAGAAGACAAGAGGAAGTAACGATGGATAGGAAACTACTAGGAACGCAGTTTGTACATCAAGACTTTAACCCAGAAGAAGTACCAACCGCAACTGTGTGTCTTGTGTTTAGTAACATGCAGAACTCAGAAGACTTACAAAATGCTGGAACATCATCTGTGGTAAACATAGATCTTGAACTGTTCAGTAGCGCCCGTAAGATAGCACAGGACTTGCGTAAACTTGCTGACTTAATTGAGGAGCAAGAAGTAGGAGCATAGAAATATGCGTAGGGATGAAGAAGACCGCAAAAACACATTTAACTCAGTAGTCATGTTTATACTTGTCATAGGCATGATTGCAATAGCATGGATAATATTGTAGGTAATACTATGAGTAATGCAGCAAAAGAAACAATTGAAACGATTATGGAAGCGTGTGAAAACGACCCGTCAATCGTAATGGATGAAGTACATAACACAGGTATTTGTCTGAGTTGTGGAGCAACCAAGGAAGACGTAGAACCAGATGCACAGGGCTACACATGTGATGTATGTGGAGAAAACACTGTAGATGGTTTCGAGATGGCAGTGATCAAGGTACTATAACTTAACTAAACTTAAAGGGTAACAAGATGAAAAAGAAAACAGTCACGCCGACTGAGATGGCATTACGTATGATGTCACGTAAAAGACGTCACACAGTAACAGGTAAAACTGTTGAAGTTGGATTCAGATTCGAAGATGGAGAGCGTAAACCAGCTCGACCACGATTATTTGAAGTTGAACGTGTATTAACTGAGCCTGGACATGAGACACGAGTACAGACGATCTCAGGTGATATCTTCACTGTAATCCCAAGCAAGTCAAACGATGCTACGTATTTCGCAATAGCATAAACAGCACAAACATTGGCAAAGACTATGAAAAGACAAGCAAACCTAACATGGGTTAGAGTGTCATGGGTAGTGTGTGCAGTTGTACTGCTACTCGCAATGAGTCTTGATGTAAAAGGCAAAGACATTCACGAGAACCCAGTGGAGAAACTGGAGTTACCTAAACCCACGCGTAAAGTGTATCAACTGTTCGTAACTATTGACGGACAAAGATGTGGTGCACTTGCTACAACTGAGTATAACATTACATACTGGGTTGTAACGTGTGGTCACCGAGTATGGAGATACGTAGAAGATGAAAAGGGTGAGATACTCAAACTTTAAACTTCATGCAATTCAATCAGACCACATAGGAAGATGGTATAGGGCTGAAGTAACAGTCAGGAAAGAACGCTGGTTTAGACCAGACTTAACACGTAAAGAGTACATAACTAAACGTGAAGGACAATGCTGGAAGACTTCAGCAGGTATAATAGTTAATTGTGAACTCTTACATAACCTAGTAACTAAATTCGAAGCATATGAAGGTAAGTTACTATCACAGATGAAGGTAGGAGTGTATGCAAGAGGGTGAAGACTTATTCGAACAACTTGCTAATGAAGTGTTCATCAAGAGACAGCAATACTTCAAGAAACACCAGAGGGCACCAGAGTTATTCGTGTACGTGACGTTTGAGATGTTTGCACGTTTAGTATCAGCGAGTGGTGAAGTGAACAGTTCATACATGGAGTTAATAAACCATCAACGTGTACTAGGTTGTCACATATACCGTGTTGATAAGGACAAAATAATGACTTCCCATCATGACCAGGAAACAAACATACACCCACCGTGGAGAATTGTATATGGCTAAGTGGAAACTAAGCAGAACAAGTGCACATGTAGTTGCAGGTGTACATGAGAAGTTACAAAAGATCAGTGAGAGGGCACTAGAGATCTCACCAATGGACTTTGGATACCCACGTGATGGTGGACTACGCACAAGCGTGGATCAACGTGACTTATATGATCGTGGACTGTCTAAACTTGACGGCACTAACAAGAAGTCAAAACATCAAACAGGTCGAGCACTAGATGTGTTCGCATTCATAAATGGTCAAGCGTCATGGGATAAACCACATTTAGCTGTAGTGGTAATGGCTCATATGCAAGCAGCTAACGAACTAGGTATTAGATTGAAGTCTGCATTGTTATGGGAGAACATGACTGACTGGCCGCATATGGAGTTACATGACTCAGAGGAGTAAAGATGTCTCAGGAACCCGCTTTAATTAGCATATCATATGGTCAACGTGTCAATCTGACTGGGCAGTGTACTGAAGAAAACATACAGTTCATACTAGATGATTGGTTAGGTAACCACAAAGAAGTAAACATGACATTTAAAAGTGACATGAGTGCAGTTGAAGTAGTAGAAACTATGAGAAAAGCAATCATGTACATTGAAGCTCAGACCGGGTGTAGTGATTACTCCGTATCAAAGGAGTGTTAACATGGCAGAGTTAGACATGTTGGTCACTACCTTGGCTACAGAGTTATGTGATGCATACAGAGCAGATGAGCAGATAACTGGTATTGACATTTCTGCTGGACTTTATGGGACATGTACAAATGAATGGATACGTGATGTAGCTAATACAATCATGATATTACAAAACAGGATAAAGGAGTTAGAAGATGAAGTTTCTAAACCTAATACCCTCCATTAGCAACTACTTTACTAAGCGTGAAGAGCGTAAACAAGCTAAAGAGACAGCTCAAGCTAAACTCAGACTAGCTCGTGAATCAAACGATCAACAAATCCAACTCTCCGAATCAGAGTGGGAAGCAATGTCATTAGAGAGCGGCGGAGAGTCCTGGAAAGATGAGTACGTAACAGTAGTTATCACACTGTGGTTACCAGTATTATTGGTAGGTTGTGTATTTAACAGTGAACAGATCATTACAGGCGTAGTAAACTGTTTACATATGGCTACTGAAGCTGGTATTAACATGGGTAAGATGACTGAAGTTGTAGTATACGCAGCTGTAGGTATCAAAGCAGTCAAAGGACTACGGAGATGATAGGATCAACAGCAGCAATACCTGTACTTAGTGAGTTAGCAAAGATACAAACAGATAAAGTACGTCGAATAGTAAGAGCAGGACGGGACTTAGGGAAACTTGGTGCAAAGTACAGTTGCCTGTACAAACTAGGTACAGATGAAGAGTTATGGTTCCATGACGGATACTGCAAAGGTTACACGGAGTACTTATGCAGACACTAGACCAATTAATCGAAGAGCTACAGCTGTGGAGAGACAGTACAGTAGAAGGCGGAGCACGCGTAGTGCTACAGGTCAACAATTACGTGTCTGTAAACATATGTATCACATACCACGGAGAACCAGGTAATCAAGTATTGGTGTTAAACAATGGCACTCCTGAGCAGGCGTAAAATGGACATTGACTCTATTGAGGCTCTCGAAAGAGAAGCAGAGCAGCAAGTACACGAAACATTAAGAGAGTACCAACTTAGACTAGTTCAAGCAGGATTAGATGAGAATGGTAACAGGTTCAAGATGTTAACACACAAATGGCAAGTGTACAAAAATGGGATTAATTAACAATCGTAAGGGTATCGGAGGACGTAAAGCAGTAGCATTAGACAACCCTTTTATCGAACATGAAGATGGCGAAAAGTATAACTTGTTGGACCACGAAGAAATTCTGTCAAACCAGTCACTAGAGGATTTAATAGTAGGCTGTATCAGTGCATTCACAGCTGAGAAACACGGATTTACTAAGCCATTTGTAGACAAGAACAAACTGATAAGCGTATACAGGGATGTAGACCCTATCACAAGACAAAACATACAAGATCATTTGGAGTGTAGTCTTTCACAAGCAAAAAGATATATCCAGGTGATCAAGCTAACAAATGTATTCCTCATACGATGGGTACAGAACTTTGAACAACTACCAAAAGGTTATATAGATGGACTATAAAACGTTCTATAAAAACGTTACAGACTGGGGTGACATTCGTGGAATGTACCAAGAGTCAGATGCAGTAAACCAAGCAGCGAAGGCACTTGAAGAAGTAGGTGAGTTCCTAGTTGCTGAACAAGACAAGAAACTTGCGATAACTGATACACAGTTAGAAACCGCAATAGGAGATTTGAAGGATGCGATTGGTGACACTGTTGTTTGCCTTATACATGCGTTTAACTTCGTTAATCTATACGAGCAACACGGGTACATGGAAGATGGTGTACTCAAAAATGTATTCAATCCAGACAAGAATCACCAAAGACCACCACAGATCACGATTATGTTGGCATCAAGCCTCATATGCGGTGGTCACTATGGATCAGCAATAACCATTATGACATACATTGCAGAAGGTCTAGGTTATCCCATTGAAGAGTGTTACCAGAAAGCATGGGATGCTATCAAAGACCGTAAAGGCATGTTCATTAACAAGAAGTATGTTAAATGGGACAACCTTAATCCCTCGCAACGACAAGAGTTATCCGAGCGCTTAGAGGGCCACATTAAACTCAATTCATAGGTGAAACTATGGGAAATGGAATATCGAGATACGAGATACAAGAGGGTAGAACTGACTACCAATTTTCTAACATTACTGAAACAGGTATACCCGATGCTGCTCATGACAGCAGTCTACCCGGTGGTCAATCTACGTCAAGTAGTAGTGCAGCTAGTTCGTTTAGTAACTGGCGTAGTAAAATTAATAAACAAACTCGTATACTTCGGAGACACAGTTTAAAACCTGATTTCTCAAACTTACACGGAGTATTTAACCCGATTTAACTTATACAAACTTATTTGTAACGAAGTAGTTTACAAGAGCACATCAGTGGATTAAACTAGTCTCATGAACTCGAAAGAGGGGTGAACGTAGTCTGAGCCACTGACCAGCCAGATACAAAGTTGACTACTAGTAACAAAGGGTATTAACTGAGTCTAACCCAACTCAATCAACTTAAATTATTGGAGACTTATATGTCTAAACTCGCAGCACTAGCCGCATATGCACAAGCCGCACGTACTGGTGGCGCTAACCGTACCCCTGTTTACGAATTAACTGTTGAAGCCGCACGAAGCCGTGTAGTCATCAAAGATTCTAACAAGCAAAAAGCTGAAGATGGGTCGCAAGCACTATCACTATACTTGAACGGCAAAGGTTTGATGTCACTAGACGCTATTCAGCCAGGTGCATCACGCATCGTAGCTAAAGCTGACCAAGTACAAGAATTTACACAGATCTTGGAAGAAGGCGTTAACAACGGTGACTTCGATAAAGCAATCGAAGAAGCTCAAGCGAAAGCTAAAGCAGCCGCAGAGAAATCAGCAGCAGCTAAGGCAGCAAACGCAGCCAAAGGTCTAGAAGGTTTGAACGAACCAACTGGCGAAAGTGGCGTACCTGAAGTTGACCTAAGTGCATTAGATCAAGTTGGCTAATCACTCACATTAAACTTTAGAAACTTCGAAGACCCGGCTATATGCCGGGTTTTTTGTCGTTTGGGGAAATGAAAAATGGAAATAACAAGAACATTAGATACAGCACACAGTGTAATGGACTGCTTAGATGACAGTCACATAGACTACATAATCGCAGGTGGCTACAGTCGTGACATGACTATGCAACATACACCGAAAGACTTAGATATCATAGTATACAACCTACGAGGAAACTATAAGTCATTCGAGTATGCAATACAACGAATGCAATTTGAGTTCGATGTAGAAGTGTCGTTGATTGAACAAAGACAAGAATACTTGGATGACTGGCGTGTAAACAAAGTATACACAGTACAAGACAATATCGACATAATCGTGTGGACAGAAGAATATACTACACCATTACACGTAATCGCTGACTTTGATTTCAATTTTAATCAATACAGCACAACCTGGATAAACCAGAAAGAAACACACAGGTTTCATGGATTCGAAGAAGGTACACTAAGGATGATAAGGAACAAAGAGGAAGTTCCAGACCACCGATGGTTGAACATGATCCTAAAAGCAAAAGACCGAGGATGGAATGTCAAAGAAGAAGAAGACAAATACAATCGACACATCAAACGATTACAAGAGCAAGAACCTCAACCATTTTGATGAGGTAGAGGTAGGAAACAAAGTAAAGGAAATACGCGATATCGAAGATAGTGCAGGAGCTATGGACACTATCCAATACATGCATATTACACAAGGTAAAGAAAAGCATGCGCGAATGGCTCACAATCGCAGAGAACCTTGCATTGGAGCATACTGCGAGACATGATTGTCCTGAGTGTGGTGCAGGAACAAACACCAATGCAGCAATAATCTCACACAGAACACGTGGATACTCGATACATTGTTTCGCATGTGACTACAATGACTTCGAGAGTAAAGGACAACTTACACTAACTGAACTAAAACGGATCGCCGAACTAAATGAACAGGCGCAAGAACCAATAACTCAACTGGAGTTACCTCATGACTACACAACAGATATCCCCCGACACGGTAGACTGTGGCTTTACAAAGGAGGCATTACAGAGACTACCTGGAAAAAGTATCGCATCGGTTATTCAGAGTTATATGACCGAGTTGTACTCCCTGTATTCGACAGTGAAGATAACCTTATCTGGTTCCAGTGCAGAGCACTTTACAAAGAACAAACGCCTAAGTACCTTCAACCAAGCAGAGACAAAAGTGGAGTACTCTTTCGCGCGAGAGGATGCACAGAAAGCACACGAAACGCTGTCATCGTTGAAGATATACTATCAGCGATCAGGGTCGGAAGACATATCAGCACATACTCACTGCTCGGGACAAAGATTAACACTGGCCAGGAGAATGTGTTGTCTAAGCACAAGAGCATCACTACGTGGCTTGATTCAGACAGAGCAGGACGAAGAGGTGCAGCTAAAATTAGGAAAAGCCTCGGACTTGTGTGCGAAACTAGCAACATTGTAACTGAGTGTGATCCCAAAGAGTTATCAGATCACGAAATTAAAAAGATACTTGCAGGAGTAGGCGTATTATAGATCTCGCTATACTGAGAATATCAAAGTACAAGAAACACTTCGACAAGATTGCACGATACATCCCAAGATCAGCCATAGACAAGAAGACTAAGGCTATCGTAGATGACATTAGAAAATATTTCGAAGAGAACCCTGAAGAGGAACAAATCAACTTCGATGCCTTTAAAACATTGTTCTTTAACGTGTGGCATAAGACATTAAAAGAAGAAGATAAAGAGTTCTTTGGTAAGATCATCGACCGAATGAAAGAAGATGTACCAGACCAAGTCCGCAGTAACATAATCAACAGTCTCCTTGAGTTAGAGTTTGCAACCAGAGTAGGTAACATGATTGCAGAGTACGACGCAGAGGAAGATATCGACATCGTTGAAGGTGTCAAAGAAGCATTACAACATTACGAGCAACGATCACAGGCCGCTGTAAAGATTGAATATGCTAATGTCTTTGACTCTACAATTGGTGAAGTTGATGAAGACGGTGGACTGCGATGGCACATTGAAGTAATGAATGATTACTACCGTAATATACTTGGTGGAGACCAGTACATAGTTGCTGGTAGACCAGGTAAAGGTAAGACAACATTCTTAACACATCTTAACTGGTCACTCGCTCAGAGTATGCCAGTAAACAAACGTATCATATGGTTTAACAACGAGTCACGTAGACAGCGTATTATGTCACGTCAGATTCAGTCAGCACTCAATAAGACTGATAAAGAACTCAAACAAATGCAACGTGATGGTACGCTAGTTGACGCTTACATTGAAGTAATGGGCGACAAAGATAGAGTACAAGTCTATGACATACACGGTATGACCAACAAAGAAGTTGAACAAATACTTGAACGTGTGGGTCAAGAAAACGTAGGTGCATTGATCTTTGATATGTTAGACAAAGTTAGTACATTTATGCCTAAAGAAATGCGTGAAGACCAGAGACTTGAAAAGTTGTATGACTGGTCACGTGAACTAGGTGTTAAATACAACTGTCCTGTATTCCCAACATCACAGATCTCGAACGAAGGTACAGGTGAACTGTTCCCAACAGAGAATATGTTGAAAGATAGCAAGACAGGTAAACAGGGTGCATGTGATGGTATTATCATGATTGGATGTGCAGATGATCCAATGAATGAGCGTGAACGTGGTATTAGTATGCCTAAGACCAAGAGTAAACGTGAAGGTAAACCAGACATGCGTGAAAAGATACTCATAGACGAAGATAGAGGGAGGTACTTAAATTGCTAGCACTAGTAATATTTGTAGGCCTGCTCTTTATTCTATTTATAGGCACGATTATTTTGCTTGTACTAGATATGGGTAACCTAAGTAAATATCCAGTGTGGCCGGTTACGCTAGCCTGGGTAGCATATTTTGTAGGAATAGGAGTCTACATTGGCACGCAAATCTAAACAATCGACTAAACAGGTAGCAGCACTAGATGTACAAGTAGGTGGCGGACATTACAAAGACTGTCCAATACAACCAATCGAGTACTGTGAAAGAAATGGACTGAGTGCATGTGAGTCCGCTATTGTGAAGTACATTACACGCTGGCGTGATAAAGGTGGTAAAGAAGACCTTGAGAAGATCAAACACTACGTTGACTTACTAATCGAACTAGAAGATTTATAGTCATGGTTAATACAGTGTTTGTTGTACAGTTCAAAGCAGCTACAGGACAGTGGAAAGATTCTACACAGGATTACTACACAGTCAGTCTAGCGATTGAACGCAGAAAACAGATGGAACAAATGCAACCAGAAACAAAGTTCAGAGTAGTGATGAGAACTGAAGCAGTGTTGTCATCAGAGTATATGGAATTATGAATGGACTACGTCATACGACGTAAACCTGTTGGCCACACAGGTAAAAGAGTGGCATGAACATTGCCGATGGATGGATGGTCATTAACGACGTTATTATGAGAACGTTGGTAACGCGGGTTCGAACCCCGCTCTCGGCCCAGAGACTACAGACTCAACCGAGCGAGGTTGTTTAGGTAGTAGTTGCTACATGCACCACGTGCGCTGCTTGTAGTGACGAAGAAGGGACTAGTCGTCTAGCAGATAGGACATACCGACGGGTAAAACATGGGTGCGAATCCCATCTAGTCCCAACTTTAAACAGGAGAGTACATGACATTAAACGAATTAAACATGAGAAACAAACCAGTGGAGTTCAGAGTAGAAGAAGTAGACAATGGTTTCCTCATTTACACAAAAGGGTTAGATCAAGGTTGCAAAGGTGAGATCTATGTAGCTGTATCAGCAGAAGAAGTAGCGCAGATAGCTGGTTCACTTTGCTCAGGACAAGATCCAGCCACTAAAGCTAGACAACGTGCTAACTGGACACCTAAACCTGTAGAGCCTCCTTACAAACAAGTAATTAGGAACTGCAACGAGAAAGACCCAACACTTACGTGAGTTATCATGAAAATATTAACATTTGACCTTGAGACAGAGAACCATACATTAAACAAACGTAAAGCATCACCATTCGATAAACGAAACTACATTGTGCAAATTGGATGGAGTATTAATGGTGGTCCAGCTCAAGAGAAGTATTACGACGAGTGGCACAGAGACCCAGTGTTACCTTGTTTAGACGACATAGACGTGTTAGTTGGATTTAACATCAAGTTCGACTTACTATGGGTATGGCGTGAACCAGAACTAGAGAAGTTTCTAGAACGTGGTGGCACTATTTATTGTGGACAGTACGCAGAGTATTTACTAGGCGGTGCTACACAAGATGTACACATGTGCGCCATGAATGACATCGCCGAAGTATACGGCGGTGGATGCAAAATCGACGCGGTGAAGGAGATGTGGGAAGATGGTGTACTAACATCGGAGATCCCACGAGACTTGCTAACAGACTACCTCATTGGTGACGGTGCCGAAATAGTAGGTGACGTGATGAACACTTGGAAGATATATTGTGGCCAGGTGGCGAGAATGAAGGCAGAGATGGCACCCGAGTTCATAAAGATGTTCAAACATCGTATGGACGGTCTGTTAGCTACTATCGAAATGGAATATAACGGAGTATTCGTTGATACTGAACTTGGCGAAGAGTTACGTGAAGACCTTATCGTAGAGATAGAGAAAGCACGTATTGAACTCGAAAAGTTCATACCTGAGTTACCTCCAGAGTTAACATTTAATTGGAGGAGTAACACACATAAGTCCTGCCTAATCTTCGGCGGTACTGTGTCCTACAAAAAGTGGTTAGCACATACCGATGACAATGGAAACATAATCTACGCGAAGAAAAAAGAGAAGTGGCCTCTGTTTGCTGGAGTGGCGATTCCACCCAGTGAGTGTATAGAGGCGGGTGCGTTTTATGTTATGGAAGTACCGGAGGGTACGGCAGGCAGTTTTGAACGTAATGGTAAACATTGGACATTACAAGATCGGTACAAAGGTGGTAAACAAAAAGGATATGGTAAGACCAAGAATGTAGATGTACCAGATGAGACTAAACCGAAAGGTGCTAAACAGGATCATTACTTTACATTCAAAGGACACATTAGACCTGAGCGTAAGTGGTTACTTGAGTCAACAGATGCGTACGATGCACCAATGTATCAAACTGGTTCAGAAATTATTGAAGAATTAGGTAAACGTGGACTTCCATTCACAGATGCGTTAGTAAAACATACTGCAATGACCAAAGACTTAGGTACATACTACTGGACTGAGAACAAAGACGGTAAACGTAAAGGTATGCTTACACTAGTTGGTGAAGACGGTATCTTACATCACAAGTTAAACTGTGTTAATACTGTGACAACTCGTATGTCAAGTAGCGATCCTAACTTACAGAACATACCGCGAGGTGACAAGTCACTTGTTAAAAGTATGTTTAAGTCTAGGTTTGAAAACGGTAAGACAGTCGAGATTGACTACAGTCAGCTAGAAGTTGTTATACAAGGTGTACTCACTGGTGACAGTCAACTATGTCAAGATTTACGTGATCGAGTAGACTTCCACTGTAAACGTTTATCAGCAAAACTAGGCGAAAGTTACGAAGACGTACTTCGAAAGTGTAAAGTAGATGAAGATCCTGATTATTGTCGTATGCGAACAGAGGCCAAAGTTTTCTCGTTTCAGAGAGCGTATGGAGCAGGTGCAAAGACTATATCAGATTCAACAGGACTACCTGAATCAGAAGTTATGGCACTCATACACGCCGAGGAGACACTGTACCCAGGCGTTAAGATATTCGATGAGAGACTTGAAAGACATATCAACGCCAATCGTAAACGTACAAACAAGAAGATATTCCACGAAGGTGTTGCGTTCACACAAGGTCAAGCGAGTTGGAATTCGCCGACTGGGACACGGTATACGTGGGAGGAACAGATAGCACCAGAGTTCATGCACCGTAAAGGTAAGTTCACATCATTCAGTCCAACTGAACGTAAGAACTATCCAATACAGGGTATGGGTGGCGAAGTAGTACAAACAATGTTAGGTAAAGTGTTCAGATACTTTATTGCTAACAAACGTTTCAACGGTAAACTACTCATGGTTAACACTGTACACGACTGTGCATGGTTTGATGGTGAAGAGAAGCTTATGTTAGAACAGGCTCCTAAGATCCAGAAGATTATGGAGAGTGTACCAGATGTGTTTAACAAAGCATTCAACATGAACATATCAGTACCATTCCCTGCAGAAACAGAGATAGGTAACGACATGTATGATATGGAGGTATTACATGGGTGAAGATCAAATAGTTAAAGGTATACTAATCGCAGTAGCTGTATACGCAGTTTTCTTCGGGCTATTCTATAACATAGAAACAAACAAGCGTAGAAAGAAAGAAGAGGACAAACATGGGTGACCAAGCAGACTTTATCCTCGAAGGAGGTGTATGTGAACAGTGTGGAGTTGTCATCGACGGAGAATCACCAGGATACCCAAGAACCTGTAACGGGTGTAAGCGTCCCGGAGAGAATCGTAACAGCCGCAATCGCAGCAGACGTAAAAAGAAAAGCCGCACACGAAGAAGCAGTAAGACATAGCTTTAAACGGTGCATTAGTAAATTTATTAGACAAGACAGAGTATTTTAACATGCCATTAGATTTAAACAAACTAGGCGCAGCAGCCGCTAAACAAAACGACTTAACACAAAGCCAATCATTCGAGCGGCAAGTAGCCGCAGAAGGTGTAACACTATTACGCTTCCGTGACTACATTGAGATTGGTAGACACAAGCCTGGTAACCCTAACCACAAACCAGCATTACAAGCGTTACTCACATTTGAGTTGCATGGAGTAAAACACCTAATTGAGATCGATGGTAAGAAGGTTCCTATGACCCACCAGATCAAGTTATCAATGGGTTTAACAGAGAAATCTGGATTCCGTAAACTATTTAAACTGATGAACAACGCACATGGTGGTGAAGCGCAACACTTTGTACAATTAATTGGTAAACCTTTCTTAGGTGAGATCTTCCATAACGTAGTAGGCGAGGGAGACAAGAAACAAGTATTTGCTAACTTAGATCAAGATGGCGCTTACTCTATAAAAGCACCAGTACAAGTAGATGCAGTCTCTGGTGACTCTACTCCAATTAACGTCCCAGAGATGCACGGTACACCTAAAGTATTCTTGTGGGAAACTGACGATGTATCTGATGAAGACATCCAAGAGATGTGGAAAGACATCTTCATTGAAGGTACACGTACCGTTAAAGAAAACGGTCAAGATGTAGAGAAGTCTAAGAACTGGATTCAAGAGACTATTCAAAAGAACCTTGAGTGGGAAGGCTCGCGTACACAGTCATTGACTGAAGAACAAGTCTCCCTTGATGCACTAGCAGGATCAGCTGAAGCAGCTCAAGTACCAGAAGAAGGGGAGGTACCGACACTATAATGGACGCTGAACCAGTGCCAGCAGAAGTAGTATCAATTGACACTCAACCTAAAGCTAAACCTGTTAAGAAGATTGACAAGTACACACTTATGTTTGAGAACGTCACACGTATACTATTTCTGATGATGCATAAACCAGAACCAAAAGGGTGTAAGGAGATACAAGGTTTACTCCAAGACACACAAGAAATACTCACAGAACTAGGATCAAAGAATGGACCTACAAGCGCTAGGCGAAAAGGCAGCGCGGAGTAACGCAATTGAGCGGCCCGTAGTAAAGGGTCGCATTCTCCATGCTGACTCAGACTTCTTTTGTTACGATTGCAGTAACATAGATGAGCCACTAGGATACGCTAAAGCAGCGATCATTAGACAAGTAGAATACAAACGTAAATTAGTAGGTGCGGATGTAGTATACACACATACAACAATGGGTCTAAAGGGTGGTCGTGAACAGATCGCCTCAGTGAAACCATATCAAGAACGTAGGTCAGGAGCTAGGACACCTGAACTTCAACAACGTATCTTAGACCTTAGAACACACCTAGCAAATTATGAGACTGAACATATTAAACCAGTACCAAACTTGTACCAAGAAGCAGACGATTCATTAACTCAGTATCACATGTTACACAGTCAAAAGGGTAAAGACATGAGTATCCTAATGTCTGGTGATAAAGATCTCTGGATGGTCCCAGGTACACATGCTGACCCAAAGACAGGAGAATTCTACACTGTCATAGGTTACGGACAAACTAAGCATAAAGATGTAGGACTAAAAGACCCTAAACTCGTTGGACGTGGTACTTCATGGTTCTGGCATCAGATGTTAATGGGAGACGGAGCAGACAACATACCAGGATTACCTATGTTAAGTGGTAGACTGGCTAACCGCTACGTTCCAACTAAAACGTATAACCCCAGACGCAAGTCTATCAAGTGTGGTGAAGCTAAAGCAGTAGCCATATTAAAAGACGTATCTAACGAGGTCGAAGCAGCACGTAGAGTGTACGAATGCTACCGTGATCATTGGGGAAGTCTCGCAAATGAGATGTTCTTCGAACAAGGTTTCTTGTTATGGATGAGACGTGTACCAGATGTGTTAGATGTTATACATTACTTCGCAGAATGTAACCTTATGATTACTCCAAGTAAGAAACAAGTCGAGAGACTGGGTCATTACAAAGAGTTAGTGAAGTTACAGAAAGCGCAATCACAGGAAGAACTATGATATTCGTTATCCCTTTAAAAGAAGACGAAGAAGGTAACGTAGCGTGTAACGTAGTTGACACAGGTTCAGACTGTGCACGTACCAATAGACGTAAACTACGAGAGTACGCTATGGCTGCTGGAGTAAACAAGAAAGACATCAAAAGATTCTTCAAGATGATGGGGTTTAATAAAGACACTTTAGGAGTTAAACGTGGAAATACAAAAAGCCCTTCATTTACATACGGAACTAGAAAAGAAGAAACCAAAGATAGTTGAAGACTACATGGTCTTTGAAAAGTACGATGGTTGGTACGGTTATGTAGACTTCTCAGGAGGTTTCTACACACCTGTATCATCACGTGCAAAAAGACATATCCCTGCCATGGCTCACTTCGCAGAACATGTTGTGAATTCGAGCAAAGTAGACAAGTTGAGTGGTCGATTAGTGTTTGAGATTCTGCTAGAAGGTGTGACGGACTTCCCTACACTCAACGGAGTACTAAACAGGAAGAAAGAACAGGCACCAGGCGCATATATTATGTGTCATGATTTAATCTTTACAGGTAACAAAGATAAAGAGTTCATAGACAGATACGCTGACCTCAGAAAGTATTTTGAGCCAACGCGTTATGTGCGCATAGCAAACCCATTAAGCAGTAACAAGAAGTTTAATTCATGGGCGCCAGTATGTAATTTACAGGAGTCTCGTAAACTTTGTGAAGATGTGTGGAGACGTGGTGGAGAAGGTGTAATCCTCAAGCGAGCAGACGCACCCTACTCACCAGGTAAACGCAATGCCGATTTGATGAAGATCAAAGAAGAGATAGCATTGGATCTACTTGTTACAGGCTTGATCGAAGGAGATGGTAAGTACAGAGGAACACTTGGTGCGATGCTCGTACAGGATAAAGCGGGAAGACAATATCAAGTCTCTGGCATGACTGACGAGCAACGTTACCAGTGGTGGACTAACCCTGATTATATCAAGGGCAAAGTCGTAGAAGTAAAAGCAATGAAGAGACTGAAAGATGGTTCATTACGAGAACCACGATTCAAAGCAGTCCGACACGATAAAACAGCACAGGACATTGACTAATGTTAAAAGAGTTCTTAGGTCAAGTCTGTTTACTAGGCGTAGCAATAGGACTGGCGTTCATCTATGGGGCACTATGGATGAGTTATCAGTTGTTTGATTATGCCAGTGGCGGAGGCGTGGAAGACACACTAGCTATCATGTTAGCATTGGTGTGCTTCTTTGTTGCAGTAGCTTTAGTTGTGTGGGTAGTAAAACACTTGCACAGAAGCTACAAGAAAGCTAAACAGATTATCGATGACCGGATAGACGAGAGTTACCACGGGTACGACTGATGCAAAGACTAACAGCTAACCAAGTTCCAAATGTGTTAAAGCAGTTAGTTGATAAGCAAAATGGTAAGTGCGCTGTGTGTGGACATCCATTCACGCAACGTGATGGAGCTGTACTTGATCACGATCATACTACGGGATTCATACGTGGCGCACTTCACAGATCATGTAATGGTGCCGAAGGTAAAGTAAAGTATAAAGCCAAGTTGTGCCACACAGGTATAACAGCGGAGAAGTACATTATTGGACTGGGTAAGTACTTGGAAGAACATGCTAAACCTAAGTACCCATTACTACATCCTACACACTTAACAGCTGACGAAAAACGCTTAGAACGAAATCGTAAAGCACGCTTGTCTAGAGCGAGGAAAAAGAAATAGATGAAAACAATACATGATCAGATTGAGTGGGAAAGAGAAGCATTAGAACGTGGGTCAGAACGTTACTACACTCAACAAGATAAACTAAAGAGCCAAGGTAAAGGTGACCAGTCTCATGTTGTTAGTTATCTTTTAAAAGATCGGTTAGAAGAAGTAGCACAGAAGATAGAAGACCTCTCCAAGAAGAACAAAGGAGTTGGTGGAAATATCAATAAAATACTTCGACAAGCAATTGTTGACAAAGACTATCTGAAGACTGCATATATAGGCACTAAACTGTCATTCCAGATGTTACTGGCTAAAGAGAAGAACACAATACTTAAGTTGTGTCTTAGAATAGGCAGTAGTTTAGAGGCCGATTTAAAATGTAAAATCTTCAAGAATGCATATCCTGGTTATTACGAAGTAGTGCAGAAGTCTTTCAATGAACAGAACGTGTCAGACTATGTGCATAAGCATAAAGTCATGATGAAGAAGTTCGGAGACTTTGAACTAACTTGGAATGATTGGGAACCTAACATCAAAACTAAGATAGGTGCAAAGGTCTTACAATGTGTACTCGCTGTTTTCGATGATGTACTGTGCATCAGACAACGGTGGAGTAGAAACAAAAGCGTTGCTTACTTAGATTCGACAGTGCACTTTGACGAGTGGGCCGCTGAATTCGAACGTGAGCGCGGTTTTATGGAACCTATATTATTGCCACTAAAGATTCCGCCAATGGCCTGGACGGGTGAGCGTGGCGTGGGTGGCTATTATCACCCACAGATTAGAAACAGGTTACCATTTATTAAAACGCGTGGGAGAGATCACAGGAAGTTCGTAGATAAACATGTACCTAAAGCACACATGAAAGCAGTTAACAAAATCCAGAGAACTGGATGGAAGATTAACAAGCGTGTACTTGAAGTACAGAAGTTAATATATGAACGTGACTTACAAGTTGGAATCCCACAAAGTACAGCACTAGAAGTTCCACTATTCCCTGAACACTTAGACGGTAAAGACAAAAAGACTATGACCGAATCTGAGGCAGAAGAGTTTAAAGCGTGGAAGTCACTAGCAAAACGTGTACACCAAAGGGAGCAGGAGAGAAAGGGCAAAGTAATCGCCTTCTTACAATCATACAAACTAGCACAAGAACTACAAACGTGGGATGAATTCTACTTTGTGTATACTTGTGACTTCAGAGGTAGAGTGTACTGTGCTACAGCAGGACTATCACCTCAAGGAGCAGACTCAGCAAAGGGTCTACTCATGTTTTCAAAAAGCGTTAAACTTGGTAGAGAAGGCATTAAATGGCTAGCAATACACGGAGCAAATGTGTATGGACAAGACAAAGTGTCATACCAAGATAGAGTCAACTGGGTGGTACAAAGCGAAGATGATATTAGACGAGTTGTCGAAGACCCTATCTCTTCAAGAGAGTACTGGGGACAAGCAGACAAACCATACCAATTCCTCGCCTTCTGTTTCGAATGGAGTGCCGCAAGTTATGGAAGGAATCCAGATTACAAGAGCAGCATTGCAGTGGGGTTGGATGGCTCGTGTAATGGACTACAACACTTCTCAGCAATGTTACGAGATGAAGTTGGAGCACACGCAACGAATCTACTACCCTGCCCTAAACCTGAAGATATTTACGCAAGAGTTGCGGAAGTTACAACAGATAAACTTAAGCTCATCGACGATCCAAGAGCGCGTAAATGGCTACATGTTGGGGTTAATAGAAAGTGCGCTAAAAGACCAGTAATGACATTACCATACGGTGCAACACAGCAATCAGCAAGACAGTACATACTCGAATACACACGAGACAACTGGACTAAGTTTGATATGTCTGAGCAGCATCAATGGGACATGGCAAAGTTCTTAACTCCCATACTGTGGTCTGCAATTGGTGAAGTTGTCGTAGCAGCAAGAATGGCAATGAACTGGTTACAGAAGAACACATGGGAAGAGTACAAGAAGTGGGTAACACCTATTGGTTTTCCAGTGTACCAGTACTACAAAGACGCACCAACAAAGCAGGTTAAAACAGAACTAAATGGTAAACTAGTACTAACAGTACGTGACGAGGAGGGTGAAGTATTCCCTAAACAGTCGTCACAACGTAGTGGAGTAGCACCAAACTTCGTACACAGTATTGACAGTACACACATGGTTATGACCATTAACAGTACAGACTTCTCATCCTACGCAATGATACATGACGACTTCGGAACTCATGCAGGAAACACACATATCCTATTCAGGGCTATACGGAAATCATTCAGAGAACTGTACACTAAACACAACCCATTGCAAGAGTGGGCTGATCAACAAGAGCAAGTAGTAAACACGCTACCAGATGGTAAATATGATATTAATGAGATTATGCGTGCAGACTATTTCTTCGGCTAACTAGGAAGGGTCATATGAGTACAAAGAAAACAAAGACTACAAGTCGTGGTGTTGAGATCCAAGGTCTGACACAAAACACACTGCAAGCAATTGTAAGAGACTTGGTTATGAAGTTTCCTCGTAAACCGTATGATCCCTCTAGTACACTACCTGAAGTAATGCATTGTGAAGGTCAACAATCTGTCATCAGATACTTAGAAACTAAGCTACAGGATGCACAGAAATATGGATAACATAATATCAAAACCCTTATGGGATGCCATGACAATACCGGAAAGAAGACAAGCACTTATGGATCTTGAAGACGCATGTAAAGAGTTCCAAGGTGATGAACCTATTCCAGTAGAGATGAGGCATTACAATGCAGCAGGAGTGTACGCTAGAGAAATGATCGCACCGAAAGGTATGGTTATTGTCGGAGAGATACACAAAACAGAGAACATTAACACATTGTCTAAGGGACGCATACGTGTCGCTACTGAAGACGGTGTGCGTGACCTAGAAGCACCAGCAACTTTTGTGAGTAAAGCTGGTACTAAAAGGGCAGGCGTAACACTCACCGACGTAGTATGGACAGTGTACCACGCAACAGAACTAACAGATCCAGATGAGATCCGTAAACAGTTCATTGCTGAGGACTATACTGAACTAGATAAACAACTTGAAAATACAAGAGGTGACTATGAGTTGGATAGCAGCAGCAATGGTAGCAACAGCAGCGTTCACGGAGAATCGTCGTCGATCAGCAGTGAAGAAAGCGAAGAAACGTGAAAAGAAAGCAGAATTAGAAGCGAGACGTGCACAAGCGTTCTCTGAAACAGAAGGTGAAGGCGTAGGTAATCTAGGGCAAGTAAGACTAGCTGTAGATAACGACGTTGATATGACCACGAGTAAGAGACAGAATGCACTGAGGATATAGGGTGAATACATGACTCCAGAAGAACTACAAGCGAAGCACATGAACGGTGACTTCAAGCTTAAAGGTGAATTTGCTGGAAGTGATTACAGTCGAGAAGAAACATTAACACGATGTGAAAGATACGCAGGGTGGACACTTCCTGGTGTATTCCCCGATGACCCATTGCTAGAGTATGACGAGTTGCAAAATGACTTCCAATCAGTTGGAGCACAAGCAACTATTAACCTAGCAAACAGAATAATGATGGTACTGTTTCAGCCGTCTAGACCGTTCTTCAGAATGAAACTCACAGATGAACAACGTGAGAATCTTAGAGGAGATGGTAGAACAGACGCAGAAATAGATGCAGCATTAGCAAAAGCAGAGCGCGAAGCAGTAGGGCAACTCACTAACCGCAATGCTCGCATTAAATTAACTGAAGCAATCACAAGTCTTATCATTACAGGTAATGCATTATTGTACACGCCTGAAGATACAGATAAACATTATCAAACCTACACATTACGTGATTATGTACTAGTACGTGACCTCGTGGGTAGAGTAGTTAAGATCATAACACGTGAGACTAAGAGTGTACGAGGCTTGTCAGATGAACTACAAGCTGTCGTTTTACAGCAAGGTTTCCACGAAGATGATGAAGTAACTATCTATACAGGAGTTCAAAGAGTAGGAGAAAACAAGTACGTTGCATGGCAAGAGCTAGAAGACGTATGCTATTGTAGTAAAGGAATAGGTATCTATAATCAGGATACACTCCCTTGGATTCCGCTTGTATGGAATCTAGCAAGAAACAAAGACTACGGTACAGGACTTGTTGAAAACTACTCAGGTGACTTCCACACACTCAGTACACTAGCAGAAGCAATCCTTGACTACACAGTCATGGTTACAGACATCAAACATCTTGTTGATCCCACAGGAAGTACTGATGTAAGAGAACTAACTGAAGCGCCATCAGGTGCATATGTGCATGGTAGAGAAGGTGACATATTCACTCTACAAGCACAGGTTAGTAATAACGCTGATTTCCTAAGAGAACAAATGTTACACGTCGAGAGACGCATTGCGGCAGCTTTCTTATTAAACACAGCAGTAACCAGAGACGCAGAACGAGTAACAGCTGAAGAGATTCGGTTGCAAGCACAGGAGCTTGAGAACTCGTTAGGTGGTGTATACTCAAGACTTGCAGTAGAGCTACAGAAACCACTAGCTATCAGAGTACTATCTGAACTTAGTCCAGTGTTTAAAGGTGTAGAACCAGTTATAGTGACAGGACTTGAATCTTTGTCACGTAGCTCAGATCTAGACCGAATAAGACTCTTCTTTGCAGACCTAGTAGCGTTAGCAGAAGTACCAGAAGAAGTAAGAATCCGCATAGACTACGATGAATTAATCGCAATGTTAGGTGCGGGACATGGTATTGACTACAAGAAGTTCTTAAAGACACCTGAACAAGTTAAAGAAAGTACAGCTGAGTCAGTAAGGTTAAATGCTACGGCTGCCGGTATGGAAGAACAAGCGCGTAGTGTAGGTCAACAAGCAGGAACACCTACATGACAGAAGAAGCAGGAACACAAGCACCTACAGGTAACACAGGTCAGCAACCCAATAACAACCCACCTGGACAAGCAGCACCATCAACAACACCACCTCCAGGTGATGCAAATCTAGCTAATGGTAACCAAGGTAAACAAGGTGAGCCGCAAGCAGGAGGACAGGGCAATGATCAACAAGGTAATCAACAGGGTCAAGAGCAAGCTCCACCAAGTGGAAGTCAAGACGCTCAACCACCCAATAACGATCAAAACGGTGCACCGGCCCAGATACCGGACGGTAGTGAAGGTGGATTCCCACATGAACAAGCCAAGGGTGTTGAAGGCTTCCTCAAAGAAGCTGGACTAACTCCTAGCAAAGTTGCAGCTGAGATAGCAACTAATGGTGATGTTACACCAGACATCCTTCGTAAACTCGAAGAGAAACATGGTCCTAATGTCGCTGGTTTAGTTGCAGATCAGTTACGATCATTGAACGAAGCAACTCAGTCACAGATTAATAGTCAGAACACAGAGATATTTAATACTGTAGCTGAGGCCTTCAAAGATGTTACACAGCAAGATGGTTCCCAAACTTGGAATGAACTGTCTAACTGGGCAAAACAAAACGTGCCCAACACTGAGCGTGAAGAGATTAACAAACTCCTCGCACAAGGTGGGTTATCCGCGAAACTAGCAGTGAACGAACTTGTAAGCAGGTTCAAATCATCTGATAGCTACGTGCAACCTCTAGACAGAGAACAAGGGGATAAGTTGACTAACGACTTCGGTACACCAGCGTTAGACAAAGATGGTTATGATAGAGAACTTCGTAAACTACTAGACGAAGGACATAACTACGCAACTTCACCTCAAATCCAACAACTACAGAAGCGACGAATGAAATCCATGAATCGTGGAATGTAATAAAGTGAACCAGACAACAGGAGAAACTCCATGTCGATTATTGGACAAGAAGTTGCCAATCAACAGGTACGCGACGGGCACCAAGGTGGCGTAGACTCAGGTAACATTAACCCGTTATACATTGAAGAATACGGCGGTGAAGTACAACACCGTTTCTTGAAAGCATCGTTTATGCGTCAGTTCTTCAAGTTTCACAGTGTACGAGGTACTGACACTGTAACTAACTATCGTATTGGACACAGCCAACTACAGAAAGTAGTACGTGGTGTACGTCCTAGCGATAGCGCACCAACATTCGATAACATCAGCGTTAAAGTTGATACTATCGTACTTGCACGATCTAACCAATTCTTACTTGACGACTTCTTATCTAGCATTGACGTGCGTAAAGAAGTAGGTATGGAGCACGGTAAAGAGATCGGTAAGTTCTTTGATGAGTCATTCATCGTACAAGGTATCAAAGCATGTCAAATCACTAACCGTGATCCAGCAGCAGTAGAAAGCGGTGGCTGGCCTGATGCGATCAACGAAGGTGGTGCAACACTACCAGCGACTATCATCCGTACAGCACCTGAAGGTTTCCAAGGTGGATCAATTGTGATCTTAGCTGCCGCAGGTGATGAAGACGATCCAGAACTTCTAGAACTTGCTATTCAAGACGTTTCACAAGCGATTGAAGAGAAAGACCTAGACATTGAAGATGCTGTAATACTCATGCGTCCTGCACAGTACTACGCACTACTCAAGAACAACAAGTTACTTGATCGTGACTTCTCAATGGATAACGGCGACTATGCACGTGGTAAAGTACTACGAGCAAATGGTATCCGTATTCAAGTCACTAACCGTTTCCCTAAGCAGACAGACGTGGGCCAAACTCACTTCTTGTCTAACGCTTCAAACGGTAACGCGTACGACGTGACTCAAGAAGACGCAAACTGTGTAGTCTTGCTAATGATGCCTAAAGCACTATTAGCTGGTGAGACTATACCAATGACTAGTAAAGTCTACTACCACGATGTAGAACTACAGTGGTTCATTGACTCATACTTGTCGTACGGTGTTACACCTAACCGTGCAGAACATGCAGGTGGGATCTTTAGATTCGAACCTACAGCTGCACCTTAGTGTATCCTGAGAGTACATTGGAAACAGTGTACTCGATTGGATTCATTAGGAGATAAACATGTTAACAGAACTAGAAGCACTAAACTATGCGCTTCGTGAAATAGGAACACATCCGGTTAATGACGTTAACTCAAACCAGCCAGATGCATCCAACGTTAGATCGAAGCTAGATCAATTAAGAAGACAAACACAAAAACGTGGATGGTGGTTCAACATAGATTATTGTGTTGAGTACCAACCAGACGACATTACAAAGGAAATAGCACTTCCCGCAAGAGATCGTGACTGGGAAAC